GTAAATCTGCGAGGAACCAACGCCAGTCCCCGACGAAGCCCAGGTCTTGGCCGCTTGCCGGAGCGTGTTGCCAGCCGTGTTGACGGCCTCAACCTGGCGACTTCCCATGGTTCTTGCATTTGCAGTGTCAGCGTCAGTTCCCGTGTAACGACGAAACATATTGCGCAGGTCGGGCACCCGGAACTGGGTTTCCGATACATCCACAAAATGGTGAGCGCCGATACTTGCTGTCCACGCCGCCTGGCTGACGACCAGGTTCTCTTCGCGGGCATAGCCCCACAAGCCTGCATAGGCCACTTTACTGAGCAGGCCGCCAACGGCGTCGACTTCCCGCACCAGGGGTACCTGAGTATGCCCATCGACTGGGCGGCCGCACAGCGGCGACCGATACCCCGTGAAATAGGTAGTTTCTACCCAGACCATTTCGCCCCAGCCTGCCACGTACACTTCGTCTGCGATCTTTTCGGTGGGAATTGATGCCCGGCGCACGACGAACCCGCTCTGGCCCTCGGCCACAAGGCGCTGGATGGCTTGATAGAGCTGAGTAGGGTCTTCTGGGTCAAGGACCAGGCCGCTCCCTTCTACCACGCTGCACAGCTCCTCCTGCAGCAGGTTCATGTACCAGGCTGGCAGGCGAGAGCCGGGCTTGCGAATAGTCGGGTCACCAGCTTCGAAAAGGCCATCGACGGTATCAATGCGTCTCATGGTTGAGGTTCCTCGTAGTCAAAAATTGCGAATGTGTAGCCAGGCTTCAGATCTTCGATAACGGCCTCGATGGCAGGGTCACCAAACGACAGCAGCGCCTCGTCCACGCAGGAGTAATCCAGGTAGAAGGGAAACGACCTGGTACTGCCCCCATTGACCTGGACGTGCCATACCCAGACCACCTCCTCTTCATACAAGGGGTCCACGTCCAGTTGGCTGTAATCCAGGTAGAACGGGGCAAACTCGGATATCTGAATGTCGTAGCCGAGGCGCTTGGCCAGGTCGATGAAATAGGGAATCGACAGTCCGCCGGTTTCCCGGAGCTTAGCCAGGACCGCGTCCAGTCGTTGCTGGTAATTGGTGCCGGCCGGCGGTGTGATGGCGCAAACTCGCTCCCAATCAGGCAGCAGGTCTGTGCTGAAGAATGGCGTGATGCTGTCGACGGCGGTCTTGGCATATGCAGCGACCGTATCCAGGACATTGGCCTCGCATTCCAACTCTGCTCGCAAATGCGGTCCGTTCCGGTCGTAACTGACGGGCGGAAGCAGCAACGCCAAGAGCCTGCTGTAAATCATTCCATTGCCTCGATGGTCAAGGTACCTCGGCGCAACCATTCCACCACCTCGGCGTCGACCACCGGAACGACGTTTACCCCGGGGATCAGAATCTGCCGATCTGTCACGCCGGCAATGTTCGAGATGAGTGCTTCAGCCTGGCTGCGAATCCAGGTTTCCCCGGGCGACAACACACCAAACTGACCTTGCAGCACGTCTCCAATGCTCACCTCGGCTTCGGCCAGGGTGAGGCCCTTCAGGGCCACCTGCACCGAAAGATCTACAAATCGCTCGGTCGGCGCGAAGATCACGCTGCTTTTTCCGGCTACTGGCCGGACATCTTCGATGTGGTCGCGCACGGCCTGGAGGATGTCTTCCGAGGGCAGACCACTGCCGGAAATCACCGCCACATCAATCGTCCCCAGGCCACGACGTAGAGGGTAGGCAAACGCGTTAGTAACCCCGGGAACCTCCATCGCCCAACGCCGAAAATCGTACTTGTTGCCACCGGCCGGCGGACGCCGAATAATTTCCAGCAGGCGCGCCAGCAGTTCCGTATCGGTTTCACGTTCGACCCCTCCCAGCATGGAAACCACGGTAGCCCGCGAGTCGATCCTTAGAGGAGCGGCGCCGAGCGTCAGGGTGGCACCTGGAGAGGTGTTTCCTGCCACTCCCGCCACGGCCGCAACTGCTGCCACTTCAGCCGACCCGGCCTCGCCGATGACAATGCTGATCGTGGTGACGAACACTCGCCCATCAGCCGCCTTTGCCTCTAGACCTGCTGGGGCCTCGCGGCCGACTTCGCCGGTGAGTGTGATGGTCCCAGATGCGGCCACCGCTGGCTTGCGGTTGAGCCCCTTCAGTGCAGCATGCAGTTCCAGGTACTCGGTGTCGGCGGTGTCCGGGAAAATCTGTTTGACGATCCAGCCCTGGTGGGCATAAAGCCCCTCGGCGCAACTAGCAACACTGGTGGCCCGGATGTACCAGTCGCTGTCCGGGCCGATATCTACGTCGGGACGTAGGTTCTTCAGATCGCGCAAGAGCTTGCCGCGCGTTTGCTCGAATGTCGGAACGATATACGGCATCAAGCCACCTTCACGTGATGGGTGAAAATCTGCTCGACGCCGCCTTGGTCGACCACTGAAACATGCAACAGGCACCGGCCTGGTTGCAGGCGGGTGGCTGTAACCGTGATGCGCTGGGCTCGGCCGTCTTCTATGAGGGGGACAAGCGCTTGCTCGGCGTACTGGCGGGCGAGCGTATAAACCCGGGTCAGGTCCTTTTCACGCTGCAGCTCATGCAGGCGCGAGCCTAGTGTCGGATCAGCCCAGTAGCTGCCCAGCGGCGTCTTCAGGCGTAGATAGACCGCATTGGCCAGCGTCGTAATGCGCTGGCCGGCGTAGTCTGCGGTGGTAGGATCAATCAGGACGTCCATGCGGCCAGTCTGAGGGCTGGCCAGCCTGGCGTATTTGGAACGAGGGCAAAATCAGCCCAGAGGTCAGCCGATGGGATTTGGCTTACCGGTAACGGCGCCCGTCTCGTTGTGGTCGTGATCGTCGAGGCTCACATTGCCGCTTCGAATGTCGCCAGTCGCGCGCAAGCCACCTTCAATTTGGGCTGCAACGCCTCCTTCGCCACCGGACAATGCCAGCCCACCTTTGCCAGTCACCAGGCCATTGATGACGGCCTTGTCCGACGCTGTAAGTGTAGGCGTGGTGAAGGTAGATGACTCTGTTGCGTTTACCGTGAATGTCTTGCAAGTCAGCCGATATTCATCGCAGTCGGTCTCGATAACACGGCCGCGCTTCATGACCAACTTTGTGCCCTCGTCGGTATAAATGGCCAGCTCGCCCTCCTGTAGGCCCACCAGGCGATAGGTGGCATGCTCGGTAGCGATGATCACGCCATGTGAGGTCTTGCCCCCCAACGGCAGCGCAATGGCCATGGTGCCGGATGGCGGGCAGCTGGTGAAACCATAATGCTGGAACAGCTCGTTGTCACGCAGCTGCTCTCCGGCAACACCCTGGCCGGAGAGCAGCTGGACGCTGGGGCTACTGTTGACTCGGGCGATGACCGCGCGGAAGGCCTGCCTGATCTGGCCGAGCGCGCGGCCGATGCGTTTGTCGATTTCACGAAACATCGAGGATTACCGCCTGTAGTTTCTTGCCTTTCCGGCCCTTTTTCCGCCTCTGATAGGCGTCCAAGGTCCAGACGGCGTCTTCCTTGAGAGTTAGGATTGTGACGGTCTCGCTCTCGCGGCCACCGATGAACTGTCGTCCCATAAGGAACCATATGGCGTCGATACCAAGGGACTCCGATTTGACATGCACGCGCTGACCCGGGGACCACAAGACGCCATCGGACGTGCGGTGCCCTTTGACTACAGCACTCAAGGACTCGCCAGCCAGGCGGCCGTCGGCCAGCAGCTTGCGCGCGAAAGAGCTTGCAGCATCACTATTCTGCATGTCGCCGTTGGTGACAATGAGCGGCCGGTATATGGCCACCTCAGCGTCCTTTGCCATCGCCCTGATAGCGTTCTGTCCAGTATGTTCGTCTGTGCCATGCCCCTGGGCCAAGACGGTGACTTCAGAGTAGCGGTCGTTGATTGAGCTGGCGTGTTCCAGCACCAGCGTATTGTTGCCCTTGCCATCAAACCGTTCGATCAAGGTCGCCACGGGCGGCGTCGAGTAGTCGGGGCCACCAACCACCAACGTGCCATCCGGTTCGAACCAAGGCCACAGGCCATTCGCCTCCGCCGCCTGTTGCAACACGTCCCAGGCGGTGCTGCCAGGCTCGACGTTGATTTTCTCGTTCGCGCCGCCGGCCGAGTCAGCATCGATACGCACCCGGGTAATACCCAAGGGGCGCACCACCTTGGCGACGATCTCGGCCAGCGTCACTTCCTTGGCCACAAAGATGGGCGCGGAACAATCTACCAGGATGGCGGCGTTGTCCCGCCCGGACATCTTCAGAACTCGCTGGGGCCGGCCCGTGCGACGAGTCACGGCATCAACACGTCCGCGCAAAACCGGGTCGGTGCCGACACGAACCTCAACGGCTACACCTGCCTTCACTTCCAGCGGAAATTCCTTTTCAGGAAGCCCCAAACCGACCTCCCAAGCATCGGCCGGGGTCATCAGGTCCGAGTCGATGCTGTACGTACTCCAGGTACTGTGGACCTTGCCACCGATCAGCAGACTGACCGCATTCCGCGGGTCAACGTGCGAAGCCATTAAGCGTATCTCCGGCCCGAATGTCGTTCGGGTTGCGTAAGGTGGGATTCAGCCGCCCCAGCTCAGGGGCGCGCCTGTGGTCGCCGTACCACTGAAACGCCAGCAGCCGCAGATTCGTTGGGGTTTCCACCACACGGCGCTGTAGCGGCGGCCGTAGATTGATCACCTCGATGGCAGCGTCTTGAATGGACTTGGCAGCATCTCGTAGGCTGTCGCAGATCGGCAGTGCCATGTCGGGCGGGAAGTTGTCGCGGTAGGTGTCCACCGCATCCTGGATCACTTGGCGCACGTCGTTGGCAATCTGCTCGACTTCAGACGGGGCCAGGGTGGGGTTCTCTGCCTGCTCGGCCAGTACATCTGCTGCCTTTTCTGTCACCGAAGCGGCCACCGCAACCTGCGTCACGGCCTCGATAGCCACCAGGTCAGCTGGTTCCATTGGCACAGCTGTGGTCGAGCCCTTGGTAGCTACGAAGCGGCTAGGCACGTTGCCCGACGAGACGCCCTTGGGTAAGCGGATGACGCTGTCCGCGTCGGCCGCCAGGCCCCGCCAGTTTGGCATCAAGCCGTCACCTTCCAGTGCCCGAAGGTCCAGCAAGCCAGAAACACCCGAGGATAGGTCAGCTACAAAGGCACGCGGGAATTCGACCAAGTCCATGCTGGCGCTGACCCAGGAATCGACCACACCACGGATACTGCTGAGCGTGCCGGCCATGACGTCACGCATCGCGTTAAGCCGGCTCAGAATGCCTGGTTTTGCTTTCAACGTGCTGAGGTAGCTGGCGAATTGACTGGTGCCCAGCTCGGTAGCGAGATCCGCATACTGGCTGGCTGCGTCCGCCTTTTGGGCCGGCAGCTCACGCACAAAAAAGGGGTTTCCCGGCTTGGTCTCCAGAAACGTCATCCGCAGCGTTGCGTAGTCAGGGTCATCGGCATCATGGTCGACGGCCTTGCCTTTGAGCTGGGCGTACTCGATAGAGCCATAGATCGGGTGGATCAGCTCTCCCGGCCCAGGTTCTTCCAACTTGGCCAAAAGCGCCTGTAGGCGGGTCTCATAGTCATCCCCCCAAAAAACCGCTGTGATGTCGAAGCGGCGGATACCTCGACCGAGATCGTCAGTGTCTCCACCGTCCAGGTAGGGGTACAAGTATTCCCCAACGTCGCGCTCGTCGACCTCCCGAGTCCGCACGCAATCGAATTTCACGCCCTTGAACGAGGCGTCCAGCAAGTTGTCTTTCCAGCTCATCAGTGCCTCCGCGCCTGCTGGGCATTCGCCTGGTTAACTGCCGCCACGATGTTTCCATTTTGCACGTCGACCGTCACCTTGATTTCTTGGGGCTGTGTCCTGGCTGCAATCATGGCTGCTTGCAAGGCGGCGGGGTCCATCCCACCCGTGGCCACCGTAGGAGCCTTGGACATCTCGGCTGGAAGATCACGGTTAGCGTTGAAGACATGCTTGCCCAACAGAGCGCCCAGCTCGTCGCCGATGTAGCCACC